ACCATACCAACCTGCAAATACTTTTTGAATCGTTTCATTCGGTGTCACAAATTCTAATACTACCCAGCGTTCTGGAGTATAGCCTGACATATCAGTTCCTATCGATAAAATACACTACGGCTCTTAGGAGTTTCCCACCAATCAATGTGGTCAACGGTTACGTTTAACTTACTCATTTTTGCTTCTACTAGATCTGCCATCCAACTACTTAGGTTTTCACTAGTCGGAACAAAGTCTACTACAAAGAACCCTTCAAAGTATTCATACTCTGGTGTGTTGGCTTCTAACCCACCCAAGTCAATTTTATAACCTGCTACTACATCTGTTTCTGGAATAGTCACTGGATACAATACACTACCGCCAAGTAATTGATCATATAATGGGTCATTGCGATCTACAATAAACTGATGATCGATATGTTCATTGATCCATTTCTTCAACCACTCTAAGTGACGGAAGTCTGTTACCATACCAGTTGGATCTAATTTACCCTCTGGACTCTTTAGATAAACCTGCATCTTACCTTCATGTCCATGTAGGTGACGGCAAGCGCACTTCAAGTCTGCCGCATATTCACCATTTAGTTTCTGTGTCCAAACTCTGTGTCCATAACAGAATTCAAATGTTTTATCAATTATATGTGCCATTTATTTCTTTTCCTCAACGTAATGTTTATTCCAGTCGTACTGTGTTTCCTGATATGTTTTATTTTGATAATGGCTAGGTCCATCATAGTATTCTAATCCAAAATGGCGCCTGATGTTCTTTTGATCACCTTGGCTACCACAGATGTCAGCACAGCGTTCACCAACTAGACGATAGAAATGTTCAAGATTATCTGTTACGGGTAATCCTGCCTGTTCTGCTAATCGATCTAATTCTTTAGTCATACTATATTATATTTAGATTTTTGATAGAAGTCAAACATTTTTTGCACTGTCTAATATACTTTCTAACTGTGCCTGACGATCCAGCAGTTTGAAAAACAATGCTAGGGTATTAGCCGCATCAACATCTGCCCTGTGCGCCTTACCTTTGAAATGTAATTTGAAATAGCCCATAGCTGAACTTAGTCCGCCACTAGGCTGTTTACCTCTGGTCAGCATCAAGTATGTGTACCAGGTCTTAACATCTATCCAACGACGGCCAAAATGCGGAAAATCAGCATGATTTTTGCAGAATTCTGCCAATAATTCCACACTATCACCACCACCCCAGGTCACTGGGTTGACAAAGACCTTATGTTCCTTTATTAGCTCACCTAGTTCACGGGCAACATGCTCATGACTATAACTTTCAGCACGTATATCAGCATCAGTTATACCTGTTAGGTCATTGATAAACTCACTGATAGGCTCTTGCGGATCTATATACCATTTACGGACAACATAATCTTCAAAACGTGTGTTCTTATCACCTATGGCTACACCAACCTGTATGATCTTACCACTGGGTTGATTTAATTCTAAATCTAATGCTAGAAACTTCCCATCTGCTATCATGCATGTTCTTTCTGTGGATAACTAGCCATCAACCATTCACTGATCGCGCTGGCATTGTCACTGAGTTTAATTAGATCATACTTGCCACAGAACTTTAAGAACTGTGCACCTACCATGGGCATGTTCTTAGGTACTTGTGCGGCCGCTATAGTTTCTGCCATTTTAACTTTAATATCATCTGGTTGTGCTGTTAGATCAACTAAGACACGATTACGTTCATAGTCATCTAACACACGATGCTCAACACCATTATGATCTACCCAACGCTGTAGCATCATGTTGTTCCAATTATAGCCTTTCTTATCTTTGTCACTGTAGGCTTCTTCTAAGCCTACCTTGTTCTTACTACCTTTGGTGCGCACGCCTGGAAATGCGGAGAATACGTTGTCTGTAGGATCACCACGCATACACTTTTCAAAAAGTATAAACTGTGGGTTAGGAATCTTCTTAGGTTCTTTAGTCTTTTTATCAATGACTGGTTTGCCTTTCTTATCAAAGATACCCTTTAAGGTATGGAGCTCATCGCTAATACCATTGTATTGATTAACGTTGTCTGCTAAGAGTTGATAGAAGTCTGTATCACTAGATATGATAGTATGATGATCATTGGGATGACTTTGTATCCAGCCTGCAATCAAATCGTCAGCTTCTAATTCACCATGTTGAAGAACACTACAATTAGTCTTTTCTGCGACGAATGTTTTTAAGTTATCAAAGGTTTCCCAAAATAACTTGTCTTCTTCTGCTTCGCTTTCAGTAAGTGCCGTACGTGCTACGCTACGGTTTTTCTTGTAGGGTTCATAGAAGTCTTTGCGCCAGCTACGTCCCTCTAAGCAGAATATAACATGATCAGCCTTTTGATCACGCCATGATTTATTGATTGATGCTAGGGTTACGTGGATAGCGAAACCCAGCTTGTCCCAAGTATCACTTTGGCGATGTGCTGAATGTCTTGCTCTAAAAAATGTGTTTGCAGTGTCAACAAGTAGGTATCTCATTTAACCATTATACTTTCTATTTTGATTTTTGTCAACTAACTTCTGTTCTACCATTGCCTAAGTCTTTACGATTGGTTGCACGATTGCTGGGATCTGCTTGTTCTTGTTCATAGTTTTCCATGACTACATTTTGGCAAACACTGCGGAACCAATTGTCTACTAGGTCTTGATCTGTTTTACCTTGATATCCAGCACGTATCAAATTGGCTACAAATTTATCATTCCAATCTAATTCAAAACTGCCTGCACCTGGATTATCTTTATCAATCTCCATGCCAATGACCTCTACCCAAGGCTCGCCTGCGTCTGTGGCAATCTCTTTTGGAGTTTTTTTAGTTTTTTGCTCTTTGATAACTGCTGGTTTGGGTTGAGTACCAAACAAGCTATTGATTAATTTCTTTATCATATTAGTCCTTGAATAAATCTAACTTTTCCCATGGTAAATCCGCTTTACCAAAGTGTCCGTAGTTAGTAGTACTACTGTAAATAGGACGGAACAGCTCAAATCTATTTATGATGCCCTGTGGAGTCAGATCTACATTTTCACGTATCCACTGAGTAATCGTATTATCAAACTCAATACCCAGGTCAGTCTTAACAAACAAGCTGGTTGGTTCTTTAACACCGATAGCATAACTGATCTGCACAGTTGCTTTGTGTGCACCTCGAGTTGCTACAATATTTTTAGCCAAGTATCTAGCCATGTAAGCTGCACTACGATCTACCTTAGTAGGATCCTTGCCTGAGAAAGCTCCGCCGCCGTGTGGACTGTAACCACCATAAGTATCAACGATAATCTTACGTCCAGTTAAGCCAGTATCACCATCTGGACCACCAATTACAAATCTGCCAGTTGGGTTGATCAAGTATTCTGTGTTAGCATCAATCAGATTGACTGGTAGAACTGTGTCGATGATAGTCTTAACTTGTTCACGTACATCTTCAATAGCTATTTCAGCTGAGTGTTGTGTTGAACATACTACCTTAGCAATACGTTTTACACTACCATCATCATGATATTCCATAGTTACCTGTGACTTAGCATCTGGACCTAACCATACCGCTCCACTCTTACGCACAGCAGTTAACTGTTTAACAATCAAATGACTGTAATAGATAGCACTAGGCATCAAGTCCGGTGTTTCATTGATAGCATAACCAAACATAAGTCCTTGATCACCAGCACCAAATGTATCAGTACCTAATGCGATATCAGCTGATTGACCATGCATGAGATTCTTAATGTCCACAGTAGACCAATGGAATCCATCTTGCTCGTAGCCAATGTCACGGATGACACGACGCACAGCATTCTCAACTTCTAAATGATTATAAATGCCTTTGTATTCGCCAGCAATAATAACCTGATTGGTTGTTACCAATGTTTCACAGGCACAACGATAGGCAGTATTCTGCTCACGCATCATTAAATCTAATACAGCATCACTGATAGCGTCTGCTACTTTATCTGGATGTCCTTCACTAACACTTTCACTTGTAAATAGATAGCTCATATTTTCCTTTTAACTTTTTTGTATTAAATGTTTTAATCGTTGTAACTTAGGTGTAACTACCGGTATAGTTGCCATAGTACTTAGTATAGCCATTAGCAACATCACAGTAAACATCTGGTTAGTGATAATGCCTTTGTCTAATAACACATTTACAAAGATAATTTCAATCAATGCTTTGGTCTGTAATAACCAACCTACTAACATACTTTCACCTGGCTCCCATTTTAATATTTTACCAGCCGCCCAAATACCTGATAGTTTACCGAGTAATTGTGTGATGAATAATAAAATAGCAGTTATGACTACAATTAGTCCACCCATCTCCCAATTGGTCTTTAATCCTGTGCTTAAGAAAAATACCGGCATCATGACCATCAATACATTTTTACGTAGACTGTCTACTTCGTCTTGTCCAAACCATTTTATGTCCAATACTGCACCTGCTAAGAATGCGCCTACCATGAAATGTAAGCCTGCCCAATCAGCTGCACAAGCACAGGTCAATAACCAAATTAGTGCTACATATAATCTATCTGTGTCTCTCAGACGCGGAATAAGATATCTAAGTCCAACTGCTATACCAACATAGCCTATCAAGAACATGGCTTGATGCGCTAGTCTAGTCCAATCCATGAGGATAATTGCCAGCACACTCCAGATAGCGATATCATCTAAACTTGCATAGCGTAGGATACGTTGTCCAATTGGTTGACGTAGGATATCCATCTTTTCCATAAACAAGATTAGGATAGGCAAGGCAGTAACAGCACTGGCCATACCAATACCTAGGACAAACTGCCATGATTGGGCCTTTTCACCGACCCAACCTGGGAATCCTAATAGTGCCAATGCGGCCATGCTACCAAATAATAAAGGTGCACCTAATGCTAGTCCAGCGGTAATAGCACTTTCGCGCTTGTTATCTTTAACCCTAGCAATATCAAGTTCGATACCAGCTAAGAATACAAACAAACTAACACCCCACCAAGCTACCCCACTTAACGCTTGCATAACGGGTTTGTCAAATATAGTATGAAACGTGTCAGGAAAGAAATATCCAAAAACTCCTGGACCTAATAGGATGCCACTGATGATTTGAACTACGACCAAGGGCGCAAAATATTCAGTGCGACCACCTCGCCAGATTAGATAAGGTACAGTGAATATACCAATCATAGCAATTAAAAATAATTCTGTAACACTCATTTTCTTCCTCTAAGGTAATTAATAATTATACAACCCAGTGCCATCCCAAGAACATATTGAAAATACAATAATAAACTGCTAACAGCCAATGGAATGATCCCATGGCTAATCCAATATCCTGCCATGATGCAAGCTGGTAGTAAACTGGCTAGGCCTGCACTCATGACGATGATATTAATTCTTATAGTATGGTTCCAAAAATATGACATGGCCCCACCTAACCCAACGGCTAATAATAAATCTGTTAGTGTCGGCACAAAGTTTTTAGTTAAACTTGTAGTAATTTCATAATCATTAACTGCAAAATATACAGTGCCAACTAATACTAAGAATGCTGTGTAGTATAATACGCTTAATATTTGTTTACGATTATTTGATATAGCACAACTAGCAACAGCTATAGGAAACCCTACCTTACTAGCAAATACCAACAATATAGTATCGTTAACAAACCCCCAACAACAGGTCAGTCCACATACTAATAGTAGCAAACTCCTGGCAGCTAATGAAATATCATCTAATACATTAAATTTTATCACTTACCCCAA